TGGAATTAAGTTGTTTAGTTTTGCTTTTCGTTCATCACATCCGCAGTCTAAACCCGTTGCTTTGCTAAATGTTTCTACTACTTTTTTAATTCCTGTAGCTTCAGTGATTTTTTCAATGGTATCACCTAATCCTTTTGATGGTGTTTTTGTTCTTGCTTTTGCCATAATTAATAAATTGAGTTATAATCGTTTTCTATGTAATCAGTATAATCTTTTTGGAATTTATCTTTCAAAATAATCTTGTAATTCTTAATTGAATTGAATATTGAAATCAAACTAATATTAGTTTCTTTAGCTATATCTCGCATAGATAAATCTGTGTCCCTGTATAACTTAAATAGTTTCCTATCGTACCAATCCCAATTCTTTATTTCTTCATCAATTAACATACATATATCGTTATATGCTTTATGTTCTTCTATATTTGAATCATCGAATAATTCCCAACACCCATCAAAAGAAACTTTGTTAATTTTTTTCTTTTTGTTATAGTATTGATAAAACAAAGAACGCAAAGTGAAATACATATATCCTTTTCTTACCTCACCACTTGAATCAATTAATTTATCAGCATCAGCATACTTCCAAAGTGCTATATAAGATTCTTGTACTATGTCTTCGGCATAGTCATATTCTCCAAACGTTTGAATAACTTTTACCCAATCATTGTGATACTGTGCTACTTTAGCTAACCATTGGTTATTCATTTGTTTCCCAAGTGAAAGTTAAAGCAACTACACCTAATAAAATCTGAAAGGTGTGATAAATTTGTTCGTCTGTTTCTCTATCGTATAAAGCACCAAACATAATTCCCATAACAGGACTAATAATTAGTTGACCTGCATAATGTTGCATTGCCAATAATGCTATCCAAAAAATAGCTAATAATAAAATAATACTTGTAAAAATCATTATATATAGTTTTAATTAATAATCAATTCTTCTTTCCTGATTATTCTAAACTAATATTTTTATAGGTATAATTTAGCATCTATTACACCAAACTTCTTTTCTACTTCTACAGGTCTAACTTGAAAGTTAACATATACGTGTGTTAAATTCTCATCTTTCTTGTACATATTCTTAACTGCATCAGCTACATCTGTAAAATGTAATTCGTTTTCTAATTCAATTAAATCTTCTATTTGTTCTAACTTTAAAAGTACATCTTGAACAAAAGAAAACATTACTTTGTTGTCACAGAATATCAATCCTGTTCTTGATGCTGTATTTTTTAATTCTTCTATTTGGTTTTTAATAGTTGTTTTCATTTTGTAAATATAATTAAAAGTTATTAACAATTTAAAATACACCTTTTAACGGGTCGTAAACTGCTCCTTCTACTTGTGGCAACCCAAAGTTATTTACTTTAAAGCTAAAGGTTTCAAATGATGCGTTTCTACTTCTTTTGCAGCTTACAGTTACTAAATCTTTGTTTACTGTGTTAAGTTCTAATTGTATTTGTGTTTCTGTTTTCTTTTCTAAAAATGAACCTAAATGCCCTGTAGGTTTATCTGAACCAAAGTTTGAGTGTATAACTGTTATAATGTGGCAATTTAATTCTTTGCTCCATTTCATTAGTTTCTGTACTACTGCATTACTTTCTTCTATATTATTTACATCACTACATAAATCAGCTACACCATCTATAATTACTAAACCTACATCTTTGCCTTGTAATTTTTCATAAAGATACCATTCTATAAATTGTATGCGTTCTTTAAATCCTAATTGACGTAATGCAAACGTATGATATTTCTTTGTGTCTATTTCAGTCATATCAATTGGTCTTCTAAAAACCATTTGAGCGTGAAAGTTCCCCTGCTCAGTGTCAAAATGTATTAAGTGTTTTCCGTTGCTATAACCTTGCAATTCTCCACCAAATGCATCAAGTCTACCTTTCATATAAACTGCACTTAAAAGCGAAATAAAGAATGTTTTTTTGCTTTTAGGTGGTGCTTGTACAAAGCTAAAGTTTCCGTATGTTCCTAAAGGTAATGGAAACTCTTTTACACCATCTTTTGTTTCGTATGTTTTTGTTCCTAAAGATAAAGCAGGTTCAGGATGTTCTATTTTTTGTGTTGGGTCTATTCTTAATTCATCTTCATACATTTCCATAAGGAGCTGTACTGCTTCTTTATCTAATTCCATAATTTGTTATGTTGTTATATTCCACAAAAACCTGAATCACATTCGTTAAAATCTTCATCGGTAAATAAATTTTCTTGCATACCAAACTTTAATATTTGAGTAAAAGAAACATCTGATAAAAATCTATTCCCTGTTTTCAATTCTTGTTTTTCAAACCATTTAATCTTTTCTAAATCTTTACTTGCCATATGTGAAATCATTAAAGGTTGTCTATTAACACATCCTACGCAATTATTTCTATATGCAAATCTAACTTTTTTATCATTCCAATAGTTGTAAATTATATCTTTTTGAATATTATTTTCAATTAATGGAAACTTGCAGTATCTATATGGAACTTTTCCCCACTTATTTCTGCTACCTGCTTTACCTATAACTGCATCAAATAATTCTAAACCATTTTCATCTGCACGTTTTAAAACTCCTTCAGCACGTGATAATTCATTTGGTCTAAATCCTATTCTCATTTCTACAGGCAATTCTGTATTTTCTCTTAACCAATTAAATATAGGTTTTAGTTTCATTTCTACAGTGCAGTACCTTGTCATTTTGTTTGGAAGGTAGTTGTAATTCTGTTTTATAACTTCTTCAAATGTGTTTCCTGTTATCCAAGTTATTTCTGAACCAATAAACTGCTCTAAATCTAAAATAGTGTAAATTATTTCATCCATTTCAGCAGTACCAATAAACTCTTTTCCTAATTTATCAGATATTAATTGCCTTGTCTTTTCATCTTTTCCTTTCATCCATAAGTTATCAGTATCTTCAATTCTAACTAAAGAAAAAATATTGTAATCTGCAGGGTAATTAGCTGCTATATATGCTGATGTTTTACCACCTGAAATTGAATTAACTGTTTTCATATAATTTTTATTAAAAAAGGGTGTGGCTATATCCCTTAACCACACCCAATTAATTTAGAACGGCAAATCTGAAGCTACTTCTTTAGCATTTGCAGGTTGCTCTTTCTTTACAGCTACGATGTTTCCATCAGTCCATACCACGTTACCATTCCCAATGTAGTTTTTAGCTTTTTTAGCTTCACGTTCTTCTTTAGTTTGTGAATCTGTTAAAGAAACATTTTGACCGAATTGGTTAGCTTCATCGTTAATTCCAATAGTGAAGTTGTAATAAACTGCTCCATCTTTACCTGCTACAAATTTTTCTTTTGGTAATTTGTCTACTCTTAAACTTACGTTAATTAATGCACTCATAATATTTATTTTTTACTTTGCCTACCTTTTTTTACTGTTGTCAGCTATTCAGTTTTATTTTAGGCTTGACTAACTCACATTTAACTTATTCCTGATACTGCCGAAAACCGACAGCGATAAGCACCTATTTATTTATTTTACTTTTAATAATTCGTCTTTTACTGCTTTTGCTAATTTATACTTTTTTTCAATAGCTTCTATATTACCACCACTTTTTAAGTATTCAATTGATTTAGTAAATTCAGGTGTGTTTTTATTTAGCCACTTTTTGTCATCAGTATTAAAAACAGCATTTGTAGTTCCATTTGCACCTACTAATGTTCCATAAAGGTTTTTATCTTCTGTTTTATCGTGCTTATTAGCAGCATCAGCATCTTGTGTATCGTCAATTAGTAATAGGTTACCTAAAGCATACTTTTTAGCATAAGAAGAAGCTGAACCAAATTGTTGTGGAACTTGCATCCCTTTTTGGTTTAAGTCTACACCTACTATAGCAATAGCTGATAGTTCGTTAATACCGTTGTTGTCATATATTGTAGCAGTAGATTCTAAAATAGGTAAAAGTATTGAGCCTCCGCTAATTAATCTTTCTGTAATAGTAAAAGATACACCATACTTTTCATTGAATGGTTTTAAACCTTCTAATATATCTTCAGCACTTCTAAAGTTGTATTTACCAAAGCTGTTAAATCTTGATTTGTTTGCTTTAAATTCAATTTGTATTCTGCTTAATTTTTCGTTTAAAGATAGTTGTTTATTTGTAAGACTACCTGATGTTAATTCTACATTCATTTTAGTTTTGTTTTAGTTCGTAAATTTGTTTTTTGATTAATGTTTTGTACTCTTTTGTAATTCCATCTTCTAATGCTTCAAAGCAAAATGTAGATAGTAAATTGTTTTCTTGTTTTAGTTTACAAATTTCTGCTTGTAGTGCTTCTATTTGAAATCTGTTAAAGTCAATTAAATCTTTCATTATGCGTTTAATAAAATGTTAGTTACTAAAAAATAAGATACTACAATCATTCCTATTAGAATGCAAAAATTAATTGTGTCTGTTTTAAATTGGTCTTTCATAATTTCTATTTATTTGTTATTGTTTGATGAAGCAAATATATAACTGCTTTTTGAATATGCAACTATAAAAATTAATTTTAACAAAACTTTAACATTTTAGCCAAAAAAAGGGATGCTGTTTAAAGCACCCCAATTTAACATTAACCAAATTATAAAAGAAAATCAGAAAAGACTATTTAGTTGTGTATAGTGTTCAATTAGTTCTTGTAGTTCTACGTCTGTAAATTTACGTATTTGTTTGGATTGAATCATCAGTTCATCCGCAAAGTTATCACCATATTGTGAACAAAGGTTTTTACCGAATTGAAACTGCATTCCCTGATTGGCAATATTACAACCATAACATTGAACCTGTACATTGTATTCATTCCAACGTGTTGCATAATGTCTACGTGATGCGAAATGCCCTGCTTGTAGTTTCTTGTAATGGTCTTTTTTACCACAAGTATAACATTCAGCAATTTCATTCACCGCATATCTGCGTCTTATATAAATGCTAAACACAGCATCTAATTTTTTAATAAGTGTGCTACGTGATATTTTTTTAGACATATATAATTCTTTGACGTTTACTTTTTCTTTTAATTCTTAATGATTCTGTATTTGAATTTAAATTTAAAGCTGAACAAGCATCTTTTAAACTATCATAAAATATTCCTGATTCAATATCTAAACATATTTTTCTTCTAATTGCGGATAGCTTATCACTATGCTCTTTAGATATTTTTTTACCTTTATGTATTTTGCTTATTATTTGTTTTTGTTTGTCAGAAATAGGAATACCTACATTCCAAGGCACACAACCTTTTTTAAAACTTGCTTTGTTTGCTTTTTTAATTCCTTTTGTTCCTGTGTTCCAAGGTTTACATCCTAACTTACCTTCGCCACCATCAGTTAAATTAGCAAGTAATCCATTTTTTTCGCTAATTCTACCATATTCTTTAATAAGTAAAATTTCAAGTTCTAAAGCATCTTCATAAGATATATTTTCATTTACTATTTCAACAATATAGTCTGTTTTTTTAACAATAGAGTTCCATATAACATTTCTTTTTTTACCATAATCATAAGGTCTATTATAATTATTAGAAATGCCAACGTAAAAAACTTTGTTTGTATCTAACCTTCTATGTCTATAAACTAATGCCATATTCAAATATAATTAATAGATATTAACAATTCCGTTAATAACTTTTAAATTCAGTTGTAATTTTTTTTATATACCTTCGTGGTGTCGAAATACTATATTATGAAAGTAAAGTTTAAAATAAAAAATGAAAAAGATAGATTAAGAGAATTTGTAAAAGAATTTAAATCTATAGAACATTTAAATAAATACAGAGAAACTTTAATAAAAACTAATTGTTTTATATTTAAAGAAACCTATCTACCTTGACCTACGTATTTTTTCTTATAGTTTTTACTACTTTTAAGCGAAGAAGTTTTAGACTTTGAATGTACACAAGGTCTTGAAATTTTAACATCTAATTTAGCAGATACTTCAGTTTGTTTTTTAGCCATTACAGAAATAGTTTAATTTTAATTTGTCTATAAATATACATTCCTATTGGAATAAGTAAAAGCCATAAATAAACAAAGTAATTAGCTTTTTTATCTATGTGCTTTTCTTTTATATTTTTAGTTTCTTGTTTTGATTTAGAAACTTGTTTTAAAGCGTTTTTAGACACTATTTTAGTTGAAGTATTAACTAATACTTTGTTTTGCTTTTTATACTTTAAAACAACGTTAAAATAGCTTGTACCATCTATTACAATAGGTAAACTATCATTTAGTGGTTTTATTTCTAATTCTGATATGTTTTCTGAAAAATAAACATTTTTGTTTATAATTGAAGTGCTATCTGTTTTTGTGATAGCTGTAGAATCTGTATTTGTTTTTATTTCTGTTTTAGAAACATCTACTTTTCTTGAAGCACAAGAAGTAATTAATAAAAATAAAGCTAAATATTTCATTTTGTAAAATATAATGCCGATTCAGCAATGCGTCTATTTGTTAAACCATTTAGAACTTTACCACCTGCTTTACTCCACTTTAAAAACTCTTTAGCTATATTACCATCATTTGGATTTATGTTAACCAATTTTAACAAAGTAGATTTAGCCAAATTAGCAACACCTACGTTATAGGCAAAAGAAGTTAATGCGTTTAATTGGTTTACCGTAATTTTTGACTTAACAAGTTTTAATACATCTTCAGCAAATTCATCAGCAATATGTGCCAATATTTCATTAGCATATTCTCTTGTAATTTGTTTGTCTGTAATTTTAACTTTAGTTCCGTTTGGGTAGTAAGTATTCCCGTAACCGATTGTAGATATTCCTGCAGGACATTTGTAAGGTCTGTCACTAAATCCTTCAAATCGTTTTATTAAATCGTAACCTTTATCGCTTAATTTCATTGAAGTCTGCTTTTATTTCTTTAGCTCTATTAAATGCTGTTTTCAATAATTGCCAAATATCAATTTTAAATGATGCTTCAATGTTTTCTTTAATAGATACTAATTCAACAAAGATTAATAGTATAGCACAAATTTTGGTGAACATAAAGTCAAAACCAAATGCTTTGTGTATAAACTCATTTAAAACAAATCTGTCAATTAAGAATAAAAAGATTATACATATTTCGTATAATGCCATTTTAGAAATTACATTAGATAATTTTCTACTTCTTATTGATTGTAACCCTTCAAGTTTTATGCTTTTGAATATACCTGTAAAGGTGTCTAAAATTATTGCACTACCTACGGCTATTAATAAACCGTAGATAGGTACAAATAATAAAATTAATGAAGCAAAAAAATAATTAATGTATTTCATTCTAAATGTTATTCCTCTATTACTTCTTCTTTAGGTGCTAAAGCATTAATAGCTTGTGCTACTGCTACTGCATCTTGTAATTGTAATAAACCACCTTTTTGTGCTAAATGTGCTACTTGTACTAAAATTTCAATCGCTTGTTTGGTTTCCATAATTGTTTGTTTTTTTGTTTAATTTTTTTTATTAAAATATAATTTTACACTTTTTGTTTTTAATTCTCAAAATGTGGTTGTAAAGTAACATTAACAGGATTGATTATTAAATCCAATTGTTTGTCTAAACTTTCTTCCATTGCAAGAACATCTAATGTAGCTTCTAACCAACCACAAACTTGTTCTTTTGTTAATTCCTCATAAGGTGTAAAATCTTCTCCTGTTGGTAAAGGCATTGAAGTAGCTCCATATACATCTGTTAAAACATTTTCTTTTTCAGCAGCATATCTCCAATGTATTGTAATTACTACATCTTGTAAATCTCCCTCGTTTTTGATACATTCCATCGCTGAAATTATCCACTTAAATTCTGTCATATTATTTTGTTTTTAAAATTTCTATTTCTGCTTTTAGTTCTTTAATAGCTGCAACTAATAAAGGTATAACTTCTGAATAACTTACAGCTAAATTACCGGTTGTCTCATCTTTAGAAACTGCTTCAGGCAAAACTTTTTCAACATCTTGAGCAATTAAAAATGGTCTTTTTATAGATTCATCATCTGTTTTATACCTACCAATTACAGAACGCAACGAGCAAACTTTATTCAAACCATCTTTAATTGGAACTAAATCTGTTTTTAATTTTTCATCAGAAAGAGCAAGCCAAGCTATACCACCACTTGGCAAATAAACTCCATTTGTTCCTCCTGATATAACATATAAGTTTCCACCACTTACTGAATTTTCAATGTAAGCATTTGTACCTTCGTGATAAAAATATCCTTTATTTACTCCCCCAACATTAAGTCCAAATATAGCATTACTTGTTCCATTTACTGTAATATTTCCTCTATTAACTGCACCGTAATTAGCTGTAGATGTTCCTACTAATAAATCCCCATTATTAGTAACAAAAGCTAACGGACTAAAGTTTTTATAAACTGCAAAAGGTACTCCTGTTGAAGATGCACCAATATTTACATACATCCCATTTGCACTTGTAGTTCCTGTATTGTTAACTCCAACTGCCCAATCTGAATTTAAAGCACCTCCTAAAATAGAAGCACCATTGACTTCTAATTTTGCACCCGGCGAAGATGTATTAATTCCTACATTACCATTTCCTATAACTTTTAAATAAGATGTTCCTAATGATGAACCAATAGATAAAGCATAATCGCTTGAATTAGTACCCGCTTCAACTGCCAATCCGTTTACTTGACCTGCTGTTCCTGAGTTATTATACAAATAAGCTATTGCACTTCCATTATCTCCTTTAACGTGTAATTTAGCTAAAGTTGGGCTTGTTGTATTAATTCCTACGTTGCCATTTGTTAAAATACGCATCTTTTCAGAACCTGCTGTTAATATTCTAAAATAATCAGCAGAGCCTAAGTCAGTGTTAAAATCACCACCGTTAAATCTATTGTACAAATATGCAGTTTCAACACCATTATATCTTAAAGATAATTTTGTACCTGCCGAAGTTCCCGCATTATTATTTTCAATTATATGCGTAATTGGAGAAGTTGAACTACCTGACAAATGAAGTAAGCTGCTTGGACTTGTTGTGCCAATTCCTACATTTCCACCTGTTGGGTTTAATGTTAAATTAGTAGTTGTACCAAATAAATTTGTAAATCCTTGGATAGCCGGAACTCCATTTGTTGCTCCTGCAACTGTTCCTATTGCAACAATATTTGATCCTGCCGACCCGCTAAAAGTTGCTCCGTATGTATTATTTACATCTCTAACAGACAATTTACGTTGAGGTACATTTGTTCCAATTCCTATTTGTGTTCCGTCATCAAAAATAACACTGTCTCCAATTGTGTTAGATCCTGTGAATTTAGGAACGTAATTTGTAGTTCCTGAAACAGTAGGAATTTGACTCGTTAAAGCCATCGTTCCGTCAGAAGCGGGCATTGTTATGTTTCTAATTCCATTATGAATGAATTTAGTTTGCTTTGCTCCAGTTCCGTTAACAATTATAAAATAATCTGCAGTTCCTCCTAATTGACTGTAACCAGTAGCACCTGAAAAACCACCAGCTTCGTTAATTAATAAAATGCTTGATTTTAAAAGACTTGAAAAAGTTTTAATTCCACTAATTGATTGGTCGCCTGTTAATTTAACAACAACGCTATCTAAAGCGTAAGTTGAATTATCATAACTAACCGTTGTTCCGCTTACCTTAACAAATCCTGTTCCATTTAAAGCAGTTTGTTTTCCGTTAAAAGTATTCCAATCAATAGAACTTAAATAACCATCTGTAGTAGCGTTTGATTGACTTATTGATATTGTTCTATTAGCACTTAAATCCCCACCACCTGATAAAGGCGCTGAAGGTGTAATTGTAATTGTTTTTAATGCTTTTGTATCTAATGCAGTTTGTAAGTCTGTTTGACTACTTAACGTTCCTGTAATTGCACCCCATACACCCGTATTAGCAGCTATTTCAATATAAACTGAACCACTCCAACGATATATTTTATTGTTATCTAATGTTACATATATTTTTCCAACTTCACCTGTAGTAGGTAAAGCAGCGTAATTAGCTACTTCTATAATGTCATCTACATAAGAAGGTAATTGTGAAGCAGGAACTAAACCACCAACTAAATCAGCTTTTAAGTTTAAAACATTTTGCAAATCTTCTTGATCAGGTAAATTACCTAATATGTCACCCCATCTTGCAAATGAACTACCTTTGTTTATATTGATTTCAATTACAGTAGGTGTTATATTTAACGTAACCTCATCTGAATTATCAACTACATCTATTTCTACAATTTGGTCGTTTGGTTGTGCTGTAACTTCAATATTATTTATAATTTCAGTTACACCAATAGTAATATCATCACCCATCTTTTTATCTTGTTACTTCGTTAGTAATATTGAACCCACCTTGTACATAAGTTTTAACTACTCCACTCGCTAAAGTAATTTGAATGTCATATACATAATTGTAAACAGGAATGTCTATAATTTGTGTGTTAATCT